GCTAAAAAAGGCTACCTCAATGTAGAGGAAATGGGTAAGGTGGTATGCAGTATTGAGATCACGGAGGATAGCAATATTACCAGCTCCAACTATAAAGAGAGCATTACTAACATGGTTAATAAGGTTCGTATTTATGACGGAGAGGGTAAACCACAGGGAGTAGTACAAAATGATGCAGATGTGAAAAAGTACGGTATATTCCAACAGACCTACACTAAAGAGGAGGGCAAGGATGCTACTACCACAGCTAAGAGTATGTTTAAGACGGTTGAGAAAACCTTTACTCTGGAATGTGTAAACCTCAATGAGGCAGTAACAGGAGCAGGGGCAGTAGTAAGAGATAGCTCTACAGGGCTCAGCGGTGTAGTGTGGATAGATGCAGATACTCACACATGGCAGAATGGGGTAGCTACCATGAGCTTAACAGTAACTCTAAAACAAATGATGGATACTAAGGAGGGATAGCATGGCTGGTACTGGCGATAACATGAAAAACGATCATCAATATGCGGAAGTGCTAGAGATGATGCGATCACAGGGAGCTAAAGATAATCCTACCTTAGCCCAGATAGGAGTAATGCAAAGCTCTAACAGCGTAAAGATAGATGATCTGGTACTCAATGCTGAGGATCTGTATATAGCGGATTACTTAGTAGCAGGGTATACCAGACAGATAAAAGTACCTTATGTATCTGGAGTATCTGTGGATACTACACAGAGTAACGGTTTTGCCAGTAAGGATAACCCAGATCCAGATACTAGGGTATGGAAACAGAGCCAGATAACCTATACCGATGGGCTTAAGGCTGGGGATATGGTGCTGGTACAGAAACTTAACGATAATAACAAGTATGTAATCATAGCAAGGGTGGTGGAGGCGTAAATGAGTTTATTTCCTTTTGCAACAACGGAGGATCTTACTCTAGCGGATCAAGAGGTAACAGCCTCCTCTATCCGTGAGTATGAGATCGACTTTGAAAAAGGCACACTCACAGGGAGGATTGTAACTGGCGTAGATGCTCTTTGTGTGTGGGCTTACTTAGCTCTTAAGGCTAAGAGATACCGCTGGATTATATATAGCTGGGGTTATGGGGATGAGGTTTATGATCTTATCGGATATAGCTACAGTGAGGAATACCTTAACAGTGAGGTAAGGCGGTATATGGAGGAGTGCTTATTTGAGAATGAGCACATAACAGGAGTACAAGATCTGGAGGTATCTCAGATTAAAGATGTACTCCATATAAAATTTACTCTGGTAACAGATGTAGGTAGTAAGGAGGTGGAAATGGATGTATGAGGATCAGACATACGAAAATATATTAGATAGATCCCTAGCAAGGGTAGCAAGTGATGTAGATAAGCGTGAGGGCTCCGTTATTATGAACGCTATAGCCCCTGTATCCGCAGAGCACGCAGATGTATATATCCAGCTAGGTAATATCGTAAATAATGGGTATGCAGATACCGCAGTAAGAGAGTTTCTAATCCTCCGCTGTAAGGAGAGAGGTATTATCCCTTATGAGGCTACTAAGGCTACTCTAAAGGGTAAATTTAATATGGAGATCCCTATAGGATCCAGATTTAATCTGAACGAGCTTAACTATGTAGCCACAGCATTTATGGAGAGTGCTGATGGCTATTTTTATTACCAGATGGAGTGTGAAACAGAGGGTACTAATGGTAACAAGTTTTTTGGAGAGCTTAGCTCCATTGAGTACATTGATAAGGATCTTACTGGAGAGCTTACAGAGCTCCTTATCCCAGCGGAGGATGAGGAGGATACAGAGGCTCTAAGAACCAGATACCTTAACTCCTTTGATAGTAACCCTTTTGGCGGTAATAAGCAGGATTATGTAGAGAAAACCGATGCTCTGGATGGTGTAGGCGGTACGGTGGTTATCCCTGTATGGAATGGGGGAGGCACAGTTAAGCTAATCATTATCAACAGTGATTTTGGAATAGCATCTAGCACACTGGTAAAAGCGGTGCAGGAGGCTATAGATCCAGATCCACAGGGTACAGGTAGTGGCATAGCTCCTATAGGGCATACCGTAACAGTAGTATCCGCTGTAGGTAAAACGGTAAGCATAAAATCCAGAATAACTCTAAATGATGGCTACCAGTGGTCGCAGGTAAAACCTAAGGCGGAGGAAACTCTGGAGGCGTATTTTTTGGAAATGCGTAAGAACTGGGAGAAAGGTAACTTAGTAGTGCGTATCTCTCAGATAGAAAACAGGCTCCTTAATCTGGATGGGATTTTAGATGTAGCAGATACACAGCTAAACGGTGTAGCCAGTAACTTAGCATTAGCACAGGAGGAGATACCTCTTTTAGGGAGGGTAGACAATGGCTAGAGAAATTGATCTATTAGGCTATTGGATGCCTGTACTCCGACAGCTTAAGGAATTTAAGGAGATAGCTAAGGCGGAAACGCCAGAGCTTAAATATATCCTAGAGCAGATTGAGCGTACTCTTAACAATATGTTTATAGAAACAGCGGATGAGTATGGTATTAAGCGTTTTGAGGATATGATGGGTATTTACCCAGAGGCAGGAGCCAGCCTAGAAACAAGGCGTTTTAATGTGCTGGTTAAGTGGAATGATAAGGTACCTTATACGGAGAAAGAGCTTTATAACAGGCTCATTAGTATCTGTGGAGATGATAACTTTAGCGTAAATCCAGATTATAAAAATTATTTTTTAGAGATTATAACTCATTTAGGGATAGAGGGGGCGTTTGATACGATCTCCTCTATTTTGCAGGATATGATCCCCTGTAATCTGGTACTGGATCTTAAAAACACTCTGGAGGAGGGAAATACAACTCCTTTTAGTGTGGCGGTAGTATCCTGTGTGGCTATGAGGTATCAGATCACAAACGATATTAACCCTAAGGTAGCTACAGAGAGCCCTATGTACTACGGTGTAGGCTTAGGCAGAGCTGGTACTCATATTATCACTCACGATATAAAGAGTACTGTAAATCAGAGCTCAGATCTCAATGTAGCACAGGCATTATCTACAGGAGGCTCCTCTGGAGCTATCACAATGGATATAGCTGTAAAGGATGAGGTAGAAAGCCCTCATTACGAGGGAGTAGGCGTTGGAATGGCGTTTACAAAAATCATTACCCACGATATTAACAGCAAAGCAACTAACAGCGGTAATACTACTGTAGCAAGCCCTGTAAACACAGCTACAGTTATTACAATAGATTAAAGAAAAGGAGTGTGATAAAATGGGTGCTTTTAAGAGTGCAGTAATCACAAAAAAAGGACAGGAACTCTTAGCAAAAGTGGTAGCAGGTACTACTAAGCTGGAGTTTACTAAGATCAAAGTATCCGATACTAAGTTATCTGGAGATCTGGCAAGTATGACAGGTATCGGTACTATCAAACAGGAGGAAAAGGTAGCCTCTGTAGTGAGAAAGAATGGATCTAATGTTACAGTATCCGCTAGTTTCTCTAATCAGACCTTAGGGCAGGGTTATTATGTAAGAAACTTAGGACTTTATGCAAATGATCCACAGGTTGGAGAGATCCTCTACAGTATCTCAGTAGCAGATGAGAGTACCGCTACAGCGGATTATATGCCTCCATTTAATGGTATCGGTGTAAGCTCCCTTATGGTGGATCTTGTAACAGCGGTATCTAATGCCTCTAGCGTAAAGGTAAATGTAGATCCTACCGCTGGAGCTACAGTAGCTCAGATCGTTAATTTACAGGAGCAGATTGACGATGTTAAGAGCTTTGTAGGCTATGAGAGCTCCGATGTATACGGTGTGGAGATTGATTTTCCTAATAGGCGGTTTACCAGAATTGCAGGAGCAGAAAATCTTACCGCTGGAGCTGATTTTGATAAGCTCAATCCGTGGGGCGGTAGAAAGAGATGTATCTTAGCTGATGATGGTACAGTACTTGCATACAGAGGAGAAACAGGATACACAGAGGCAGGAGCTACTACTGTAGAAATTAAAAAGACAGTAGACGGAGCAGAAAAAACCTATGCTAGTGGTACTAAGGTACAGGTAATGGTAGAACAGCCTGTATTTTATGTTAAGGCTGTACCTGTAAGCTCTAAGAACGCTACAAGCGGTAAGGGTAAGCAGTACACTAAGGGTAGATTTTATATCAGCCCTACACCTAAGACAGGATTTACAGCTCCTAGAGCCTTTTACGATAATCACGGTATTGTACAGGATAAGATCTATCTCTCAGCGTTTGAGGGCTGTATCTATGATACGGATGCTAAAAAGTATCTTACAGCGGATGAGCAGGTAGCGGATTTTGCTACAGATATGCTCTCCTCTATCGCAGGAGTTAAGCCAGCCAGTGGACTTACACAGAACCTTACTAGAACAAATGTAAGAAAGCTCTGTGCTAACAGAGGTACAGGCTGGGAAAGTCACAGCATTTTTGCTATGGCGGTTACAGAGTGGCTCCTTATGATTGAGTATGCTAGTTTAGATGCTCAGCGTAAAGTAGGTAGAGGCGTTTGTGATTTTACCGATGATGGTAAAACTAACATGGCGGTAAATACTGGAGCTACCTCTGGATTAGGTAATGGATCTGGTATTGATCCTAACGGTGGCGTAGATGGTAAGTGCTCAGTATCTTACAGAGGAGAGGAAAACCTCTGGGGTAATATCTGGACTTGGCTGGATAAGGTAAATATCTTAGCTAAAGGACAGAATGAGGTATTTGTGCATGAGATCGGAGCTACAGTAGCAGATGATACTACTACAGGATACAAGAGCTTAGGCTATCACTGGAGCCATAGTAACGGTTATCAAAGTGCTTTTGGTATTGATCCAGAGCATCCAGAGTTACTTATCCCTACAGAGGCTAGTGGATCGGATGTATTCACAGGTAACTATGTATGGCAGAATTACACCTACAACGGTTTCTTG